AATAGTAAGCGGAACTGTTGTACCAGAGGCAACCGTAATAGTTGAGCCACCATCGGTAAGAACCACACCTGTTGTTGGGTGAACGTGATCTTCGCGAGAAGCATTAGTGGCGGCACCAGCAGCAGCCGTTCCTAAAGCATTTGGAGTTGCTGTTCCTAAAGCTGGAGTTGCACCAGTAGGTCCTGTTGCACCAGTTGCTCCAGTATTTCCATTAGCGCCTGTTAAACCAGTTGCACCCGTTAATCCTGTTAAACCAGTTGCTCCTACAGCACCAGTCGCACCGGTGTTTCCAGTAGGACCATCATTTGCACTTGCAGCTTCTACCCAATATCCATCATAGTAAACATAGATGTTTCCTGATGCGGAGTCATACCATGCGTCTCCAACTTGCGGTGACGCTGGAGGGGTTGTAGCTGATACATCAAAGTCAGGTGGCAGTTGATCTGCAGGAACTTTTCCGGTGATGTCAAGCTCTGCAACACCTTCAGCTGTACCCTTTTGTGAAGACGGAATGTAATCTCCGAGAGCGCCTGTCAGTCCGTCTGTTCGTACAAGATCATCTGGCAACTGCTCATCAGGAACTACACCTGAAACGTTAAGTGTTGCTAAGCCAATTTCACTTGCTGCTCTATTTACCCAGACAGAATTTTCTTCGTCATAGGCCAGTAGTTCGTTCTCTTCTGGTGCGTCAAAAGCTACATCATGCAGCCACTCAAGGTGATTATTGCCAGGCACAATTCTAACTGCGATCTGTCCAGTAGATGCATGACGCACGGTAATGAACGCAACTGCAAAATCGTGTTGCGGGCGCACCTTAGTCAGCTTGCCAGCTACTGTAGGGTGCGCGAATAAAATATCGCCTTCAGCCCATGTCTCATCGCCGACCGCAATAGCGCTGGCTGCGCTTCCTCTAGTGTCTAATCCGGTGATGGTTCCAAAACTAATTACCTCGCCGTTAACACCACTAGAAATGTTATTGGTCGCCATTCCCATTACACGAATCTCAGAGTCCTGAGTTCCTGTAGTCTCGAATGGCGCTACATCAATTCTTCCACTAGGCTCTGACCCAACTGCCGCGACTAGCGTTCCTTTTGATATTGTCGATCCAGTGTTGTTTCTAACTAAAAAGTATGTTTTTTCTGCGTAGTTGTCAATCCATGCAGTGCTGTAGTCGGTGTTGTCAAGCTTAGCAAGAATTTGTCCAGTAGTTCCGCCTGTTGCTACGCCTGGGCCTGTCGCACCTGTGTTCCCTGTTGCGCCGGTATTTCCTTGAGGTCCTTGCGGTCCAACGATCTGCCCTGCATCATTCCAGGAGTCGCCGTCCCACACCCAAAGGTTGCCGTCCGCGTCAACGATATACGCATCATTAACATCTGCTCCAGTAGGCAGTGCTCCAGTGTTAGCAACACTTCCTTTAAAGTCAATTGACGTTCCTTGCGGACCCGTCGCACCCGTCACGCCCGTCATACCGGTTAGGCCTGTTGCACCAGTAGCGCCTGTTAAACCTGTTGCTCCCGTTAAACCAGTCGCACCTGTTGCTCCAGTAAGTCCTGTTAAACCAGTTGCTCCTGTTAAACCAGTTAGCCCTGTTGCTCCAGTTTCTCCTTGTGCACCCGTATTACCAGTTGCACCAGTGTTACCGACTGCTCCGGTCATACCTGTTAAACCAGTTAGTCCAGTTGCGCCTGTATTTCCAACTGCGCCTGTTGCTCCATCTGCACCGGTTAAACCAGTCGCTCCTGTATTTCCAGTCGCGCCAGTATTTCCGTTTGCGCCAGTTACACCTGTTAAACCTGTAGCGCCCGTTAAACCTGTCGCGCCTGTAAGACCAGTAGCGCCAGTTAAACCTGTAGCTCCGTTGTTTCCTTTAGCAGAAACTAGATCCCAGCGACCAGACGAACCTGGAATGTGAGAGCCAGACTCTCCGATAGGGATAGCTGTGTTGCAATAATAAGTGCTTCCATTATATTGAACTGTGTCGCCGATGTTGTATCCGACGAAGTCCCAGGCGGCTCTCCAGTTGATACCTGTAACGCCAGTTAATCCTGTCGCACCCGTTTGCCCTTGTGGGCCGGTCGGTCCCGTCGCACCGGTAGGCGCAAAGTTACGGACAACCTTCCATACCGAGCCGTCCCACTTCCATGTGGTTGAGCCCGACGTAAATGTGTCATTTACGCTCGGCGCGTTAGGAAAATCAATAGGCATGTGACTCTCTCACTACTGCAATGGTATGGGCATACTATACTATAAGTCTCGAGTTTTATCTTAAAAACGAGCATAAAAAACTGCCCGCTCTTCCGGAGAAGAACGGGCAGTTTCCTTTAAGAAGGGGTTATGCGGAAAGGTCTCCGACGATTACCCATGTGTCAGTTGCACGCTTGATCAACGTCGCTGAAGACCACTGAGCGCGAAGCTTAGTGCCTGGAGTTCCGTTGAGTGTTACGCCCGCACCGCCGACAGTTACCTGTCCAGCGCCTGTCTGCAATAGGTTAACCTGTGCTCCAACTACGAAGCCTGAAACAGCCGCGTTTGTTGGGATGGTTAGCGTAATTGCTGACGCGTTGCTAAGCTCTACGAGCTTGTTAACGTCTGATACCGCGAGTGTGTAGCTTGTGCCTGTTTGTGCGTTCTGTACAAGTGTTAGACTTGCGTCTGAACCAGTTGGACCTGTCGCACCAGTTACACCAGTAAGACCAGTTGCACCAGTTAGACCAGTAGCACCAGTTAGACCAGTAGCACCTGTGTTACCAGTTGCGCCTGTCGCACCGGCTGCTCCGACGTCACCTGTACGCGCGAACGTAATTGTGACTGCCTCTGCTGCTGAGAACGATGTTGCACCTGATACGTAGGAAACAGCTACCTTGAAGTAATCTGAACTTGCAATGCTGTTATTTACGATTGTAAACAACGCAAAGTCGTTCGAGTTAGAGATATTTGTTACCTTGATGTGGCCCTTGATTGGGCTTGTTGAGTCATCAATAGTTGTTAGGAATGATGAGATGTCTGATGCATCATCATCGAACTTATTGATGTACATGTACGCTGCTGATGCCAAGTTCGCGTTATTGAACTTGAAGTCACCTGCGCCTGGATCTGAGTCTGCGGTGTTTGTATTAAACGCATACTTGAATGTTGCGCCACCGAAGTTACCCTGTGCACCAGTTACGCCTGTGTTACCTTGAACACCTGTGTTACCGGTAGGTCCGATGTTTCCACCCACAGCTTCGACCCAGTATCCGTCAAAGTAGACAAATACTAGACCAGATGCTGAATCAAACCAAGCATCTCCTGTTTGAGGGTTTGCTGGAGGTGTTGAGTCTACAGTTGAGAACGTACCTTGAGCACCAGTTACACCAGTTAGACCAGTAGCACCAGTAAGACCAGTAGCACCTGTTGCACCAGTTAGACCGGTTAGACCAGTCGCACCAGTAGCACCAGTTACACCAGTAAGACCAGTTGCACCAGTTAAACCTGTTGCACCAGTAAGACCAGTTTCACCTTGAGCACCAGTTACACCAGTAAGACCAGTTGCACCAGTTAGACCAGTTGCACCAGTAAGACCAGTTTCACCTTGAGCACCAGTTACACCAGTTAAGCCTGTTGCACCGGTAGCGCCTGTAAGGCCAGTCGCACCTGTTGCACCGGTTAGACCAGTAGCACCAGTGTTACCTTGAGCACCAGCATCACCTGTACGTGCAAAGGTAATGATAACATCAGCAGAGTTGCTGAATGATGTTACTGAACCTGAGACGTATGAAGATGCAACCTGGAAGTAGCCAGTTTCTTCTGTAACACCGCTGATTGTGAACAACGCGAATGTATTAGAATCTTCCTTTAGGGAAATACGGAAGTGACCCTTGATTGTTGATGTTGAATCATCAATTGTGCGAAGCATTGACTGAACGTCTGCTGTTGAATCATCAAGATCATCGATAGACAATGTTGATGCAGCTGTTAGATCAGCGTTGTTAAACTTAAGCTTTCCAGATCCTGGATCTGAAATAGATGTGTTGGTGTCAAATGTGTAATCTAAGGTGATACCACCGAAGTTACCTTGAGCACCAGTAGCACCAGTAGCACCAGTTACACCAGTTAGACCAGTAGCACCAGTTAAACCTGTTGCACCAGTTAGACCAGTTGCACCAGTTAAACCTGTTGCACCAGTTAAGCCTGTTTCACCTTGTGCACCAGTCATACCGGTTAGACCAGTTGCGCCAGTTAAGCCTGTCGCTCCTGTTGCACCAGTTAAGCCTGTAGCACCAGTTGCTCCGGTAAGACCGGTAGCACCTGTTAAACCTGTTTCACCTTGTGCGCCTGTAGCGCCTGTTTCTCCTTGAGCACCAGTTGCACCGTCTGCACCAGTTACACCAGTTAAGCCAGTTGCGCCAGTTAGACCGGTAGCTCCTGTATTACCTTGTGCACCAGTTGGGCCGGTCGCGCCTGTTGCACCTGTAGGTGCAAAGTCACGAACTACCAACCAAACAGTACCTGTCCAGCGCCAAGTTGTCGAACCGGATGTAAACGTCTGATTTATCGACGGGGAATCCGGAAAGTCAATGGCCATATATGCTTTCTCATTTCACTCGAGTGTATGGGAACAGAGAGGTTCCCGAAAGATATTCTATATTAGATAAATTAAATTGACTTAGCAGTAAAAGTAAGAATTTTTACACTAACCAATTATAAGTATTGTTCCAGCCATCGAGGAGTGATACTGACAGACATAGTACAATGTATTTGGTGCGCCTGCGGCAACCGTAAAGGTAATTCCTCCTACAGCGGCGCCGTTATTGGTCAATCCCGTGCTATAGATGTTTCCTGAGCTATACGCACCTGAAACAGTTTGTATCCAGAACGGATGTCCTGAGGCATTTACGGTAAAAAAGTAAGTTTGTCCTCTTACCAACGTAAGGGTTGGGTTACTTGCACCGTCAATTGTGTAGGCGCTAGCTCCTGAGTTTGTTACCTGGAAGTTGTCAACTATCGAGACTCCGGTCGGGCCAGTCGGACCTGCTTCGCCTAACGCACTGCTCGAAGCTTCCAGCCAAAAGTTGTCATAGTAGATAAAAAATGTTCCGCTTGATGGATCAAACCATGCATCGCCAGTTTCAGCTCCAGTTGGAGGCGTACCTTCATTTGTTGAGAATACTGCGTCTGCACCTGTTGGTCCGGTAGGGCCTGTTACTCCTGTTAATCCAGTAGCCCCTGTTAATCCAGTAGCTCCTGTTGCACCAACTGCACCTGTAGCTCCGTCAACTCCTGTAGCGCCTGTATTGCCTGTTACACCAGTAACTCCAGTGCTACCTACTGCACCAGTTGCTCCTATCGAGCCGTCAGCTCCTTTAGGTATCCAAATTTCCCATTGTGCAGTGTTTCCAACTGGATCACCAAGTTGCCCACTTGCTTTAGCAAGATAGAGCTGCCCATCTGATCCTCTTACTACTGCAACGTTTGGAAGATAACCAGATGACGGATTGTAGTTTCCTAAATAATAAATTCCAAATCCATCACCAGTTGCACCGGTAGAACCAGTTGCACCGGTAGAACCAGTAGCTCCGTCTAGTCCAGTTGCGCCTGTAACTCCTGTGTTGCCAACTGCACCAGTTGCACCCGTTAAACCAGTTGCTCCAGTTGCTCCAGTAAGTCCTGTTAAACCTGTATTGCCAACTGCGCCAGTCTCTCCAGTTGAACCTGTTAATCCAGTAGCACCAGTAACTCCTTGTGCACCTTGGGGTCCAACAATTTGACCTACGCTACTCCATGCACTGCCATTCCAAACATACAGGTCACCATCTGCATCTACAATATA